CAAAGGTTGAAAGTATTGAAAAAATAACAAGGGCATCAGAAACATGATGCCCTTTTTATATCTTTGCCATAACAGGTGTATATGCGGAAAGCATCACCGACAATGTGCAAGGCAGTTTTTACACTGTGCTTCTTCCCTGCATCATCATATGCACACAGATATGGAGATACACCTATATTTTAATATTTCAGCAGATTTATTGCAACATTTTTGCATTGTAGATTTTTAAATCTGAAATAACCTTTCTGAAAGCACTGCCTTAAAGTCATGATCAAACCAGAATACTGACCAGCAAGAACATATCCAACATTGTGATCATCAACTGTCAGTGATATTTTAATTCTGAAAGTGCTGTCCGATTTATCGGACACATAAATATATCCAGAATCATAATTGATGATACCATATTCTTTTCCTTCACATTTTATTGTACAAAGATATGTTCCTTGACCAGATGGTTTTTCAATAAATGCATCATTGTCATTTAGGTATCTGACTTCAGATGCATATTTCAAATATTGACTATCTTTGAATGCTCTGTTGAAAGCAGATTCTTTTTGTGCTTTGGCTGCATTCATATTCAATGTCTGTTCCAGAACAAAACCATCACCACGTAGAATTTTAGTTTCAGATCGTAATCTTTCAGAAATACCCATTCCAATATAGTATGGATTCAGCAAAGTGACAAAGTTTGAAATCATGATCACAGGTACATATCTGACAAGGGCACCTTGACCACGTGCAATTGACATGTGAATTGACTGAAATTTCTGCAGTTCATCTGCAATATATACATTTGATTCTGGCTGAAATTCATCAAAAAGAATTCTTTTTGCATCAGTAAAAAGATGCGAATATTTCTTTATTTTATCAGCATCATTCAATGCTAGTGCATATCCACAAACTTCATCATCAATATATAATCGTGTAAAGATTCCATTGAAGAAAGACTTGTCTGTCATGACATGATCTGCAAAAAATAATGACTGAATATCCGTGAAGAATTTTTCAGAACATCCTTTGCATTCATATGAATATCTATATAGAACTATGAACTTTTCTTTATGCTTCAAGAATCTATTGACAACATACCTGTTGAAGTATGTTGTCTTTCCTGCTGTTCTATTTCCTGTTGAAATAAAAATTTCTGGAACTTGTTTGTTGATATCTTTTGAATTCAACAGTGTTGTTCCGTCATAGTAGATGCTTCCCATAAATTGACTATAACATAAAAATGCAGTATAATCAAATTATGATAAAAGGATGTGATGTTTCACATTGGAATTCAATTGTGAACTATGCCAACTACAAATTCTGCATCATTAAAGCAACGGAAGGTGTTAATTTCAAGGATGTCAAAAAAGATACACATGCCACAAATGCAGCAGCATTTGGATGTGATCTTGGTTTTTATCATTACGCAAGACCAGACAAGGGAAACAATCCGAAACTTGAAGCAGAATATTTTTTGCAATCTATCAAGAAATATCTAGGACATTGTGTTCTTGCTTTAGATTGGGAACAGAAATCATTGAACTGCAACATTGAATGGGCAAGGCAATGGTTAGATTATGTATATAAGCAAACAGGAATCAGACCATTATTTTATTGTCAATCATCATACACAAACAGAATTGATCTGATCCGTGAAGGTGATTATGGTTTGTGGATTGCACAATACAACAACAAAATACAGAAACCAAAGGTCAAAGATGGAAAAGGATATGCAATATGGCAGTTCACTTCAAGACCAATTGATGAAGATTTATTCAATGGTAACATTGAACAATTTAGAAAGTATATGTGATTTATGGCTTTTGATCCTTATGGCCAGACAATCTGGTCAATGCTGGTGTCAGCAATAGGAAATGAATATGGTGTTGCTGGTCTGATGGGAAATCTTTACGCAGAAAGCGGTTTGATCCCATATAGAAAACAGGGTGATTATACAGGTTATCCCTACCAGCCTTCACTTGACTATACAAACGCAGTCAAGAATGGAACAAAATCAGAATATACATTTGTTCATGATTCCATAGGATATGGACTTGCACAATGGACATATTACACAAGGAAACAATCATATTTTGATTATGTTGGTCAATCAAATATTGGTGATCTGACACCAACAGTGAACTTTTTGGTGCATGAATTGCAAACAAGTTTTCCGTCTGTGTGGTCAGTTCTGGTGAATACACCAGATATCAAAACAGCATCAGATGTTGTACTACATGACTTTGAAAATCCGAAAGACCAAAGTGCAGCAGTTGAACATGCCAGATGGCAATATGGTGTTTCAATCTACAATGCGTTTTCTGGATCACAGCCTGTGCCACCTACACCACCAGATCCGCCAATTCCACCAACACCACCTGCACCAACAGTTGAAGTGCATAATATGCCACTTTATATGTACCCATTATTTAACCACCAAATATAGATTCTAAAGAAAGGAAGAAAATCAATATGGCAGTATTATCAAAGGAAGAATTCTTTGCAAAGATCAAGGACAGGATTGGTGATTCTGTTGAAGCGGAAGATATATCTTTCATTGAAGACATGACAGACACATATTCTGATCTTGCATCACAGGTCAAAGAAGACTACAAAGGAAAGTATGATGAACTGAAAGCAACATATGATCGTGACATGGCAGATTGGGCAAGGAAGTATAGGGAAAGATTCTTTTCACCTGCTGACACTGACAGTGACAAGACAGATGTTGACTTTGAAGATGAAGGTGATGAAGAAGTATCACGTGAAAAGTTTGATGATCTTTTTGATTAAATAGAAAGGAAGGATAAAATTATGCCTACACAGCCTAAAAGCAAAAAACTTGCAGCAAATACTGTTGACATTTTAAATGTCATCAGAAACAATGCAACACACAACTATCGTGATTATGTTCCAGAAGCAACGGAAGACATTGATTCTATACGTGCAATCGGAAACATTATCATGTCAATGCCAAACCTGCAGAATGAATTCCTGTCAGCACTTGTCAACAGGATTGCAATGGTTATCATAACATCAAAGTCATATGAAAATCCTTGGAGATTCTTCAAGAAAGGTCTTCTTGAATATGGTGAAACAGTTGAAGATGTTTTTGTTAATCTTGCAAAAGTTCATTCATTTGATCAGCACACTGCTGAAAGTGAAGTATTCAAGCGTGAAAAACCAGATGTACGTGCTGCATTCCACACAATGAATTATCAGAAATTTTACAAGGTTACAGTTTCGGATCGTGAATTAAGACAGGCTTTTCTGTCACTTGATGGTGTGACTGATCTTATTGCAAAGATTGTTGAATCTGTTTACACCTCAGCAAACTATGATGAATTCCTTGTTATGAAATACATGTTAGCACAGGCAATTCTTGACGGAAGATTATATGTTGAGGAGATTGCACAGGTTTCTGCAGCAAACATGAAGTCAATTGCTTCAACACTGAAGTCAGTTTCAAACAAACTTGAATTCATGTCAAACAAGTATAATATTGCAGGTGTTATGACTCATAGCACAAAGGAAGAACAGTATCTTCTTGTTGATGCAGATTTTGATGCAACAATGGATGTTGAAGTTCTTGCATCAGCATTCAACATGACAAAGGCTGAATTCCTTGGTAATCGTGTTCTGTGTGATTCATTTGGTGATCTTGACACAGACAGACTTGCAGAAATTTTTGATGGTGATGATACCTATGTTGAACTCACTGATGCACAGATCGCAGCACTTTCTGCAATTCCTGCTGTATTAGTTGACAAGAATTTCTTCATGATCTTTGATAATATGTTTGAATTCACTGAAAACTACAATGGTGAAGGTTTATATTGGAATTATTTCTATCATACATGGAAGACTTTCAGCATGTCACCTTTTGCAAACAGCATTGTCTTTGTTGCTGGTGAACCTAGCATCACATCTGTGACTGTATCACCTGCAACAGCAACATCTGGAAAAGGTCAGAAACTGAATCTTGATGCTGTTGTTGTTACAGCAAACTTTGCACCGCAGTCAGTGATCTGGTCTGTTGATTCAACTGCAAAGGCAGCAGGTGTGACCATCAACATCTATGGTGAACTGTCAATCCCTGCTGATGCAGATGTAGAATCAATCACTGTCACAGCAACATCAACTTATGATTCAACAAAGGCAGGTACTGCAACAATCACTGTTGCGTAGATTCTCCTATAATGCAGGGCATCAACACATATTGTGTTGGTGCTTTGCCTTTATAGAAGAAAGGAAGGAAAGCATCAATGTATATTCAACCGCAATCTAATTTCAAAGTGTTCAGAAATGTGCCTTGGAACAATGCATATAAGGATACCAGATATTTTAGAAGTCAAGCACAACAGCAATCATTTTTTGCATCTAAACAAAAGTACACTTTTTCGGACTTTACTTATGTCAGACAGACAGGTGCTGTTCGTGTTCCTACAAATGCAGAAAATTTGTTTGATTGCAATTATTGTGCTTTTCAGAATTCTGGTTTTGGCAATAAATGGTTTTATGCATTCATCACAGGTCTGGAATATATAAATAATGAAGTTACAGAACTTGTTTTTGAAATTGATCTGCTGCAGACATGGTTGTTTGATTTTTCACTTGGAAATTGTTATGTTGAACGTGAACATGTGGCAGATGATACTGTTGGACTTCATACTGTGCAGGAAAATCTTCCCATTGGTGATATAGTTGAGCATATGCTAAATGAAATCACTGCAACACCGATATGCACACTTTCAGTTATTGAAGAAGGTCAGACAGGAAGGTTTCTTGATAATATCTATACACCAACACTGTATGTTTCTGGTGATGCTGCATCAATCAATCAGTATATTTCTGCATATGATGATCAGCCAGAAAAAGTTGCATCACTTCATATGTCTATGGGTGAAGGTACATCAACAATTTCAGTCACCGCATATTCACAGACATATTCACACAGGGGATCATCATACACACCTGTCAATAAAAAGTTATTCTGTTATCCTTATAACTTTTTAACTGTTGACGATTATGGCGGAAATTCTGAAATGTATCACTTTGAAGATTTCAATCAAGCAGCAATTCAGTTCAAGTTCAAAGGTGGTCAAGGTGGTGGAAGTGGTGCACCTTATGCATTGATGATTCCTTTGAATTATAAAGGAATATCTGAAGCAATGAATTATGCACTTTTGAAGAATGACTTTCCTAAATGTGCATATACTATTGATAATTTCAGAGCATGGGCAGCATCACAAGGTCAGAAAGCACTAAACAATCTTGAAAATTCAATCCAGAATCAAGCGATCATGAATGTTTCTGGTGCAATTTCTTCACTTGCTGGTGGTGTTGGTGGTGCTGCATCAGCAGCAATGACAGCAAAGACACCTGCACAGGCACAAGCAGGTATTGTCGGAAGTGCTATTTCAGCAACTGCTGGTCTTTTTGGAAATGCAGTTTCAGCAGATATTGCTGCAAACAATCTTCAGACACAGGCTGAAAATCTGCAGATTGATGTTGAATATCAGAAGATTCACGGAAAGTCAATCGGTGGATCATTCGGCAGTGGATCGGCAACTTGGCAATATGGAAAGATAGGATTCCAATTCATTCAGCATCATATCAAACCAGAATATGCAAAGATCATTGATGATTTCTTTACTAGATTTGGTTATAAAGTACTAGAAAATAAAGTTCCAAATGTGACTTCAAGAACAAACTTCAACTATCTGAAGACCATAGAATGTGAAGTGCATGGAAATATTCCAAATTATGCAAATGCAGGATTGCAAAAAATCTTCAATGCAGGTGTGACACTTTGGCACACTGACACTATTGGTGATTATTCAAGCAATCCGATTGCATCATAATAATATAAGGAAGGAAGGACAATAATATGCCAAAAATGAAGGACTTCTTTGGTGCAATTGGCAAAAAGAAGAATTATGACAGTCAGTTTTGGGAAAGTGCTTTGGTGAACAACAGAACATTCAATGCATGGTATAACAGACTGAAAGAAATTGCAATCACATGTTTCACATGGGAAAATCTACCAGAAACAATTGACAAAAGATTTCTGGAAATGTGCCTGTTTGAACGTGGTATGTGTTTATTTTTCAAGGATGTTGATATGAATCCGTCAAAAGGTGGTGAATATCTTGCGTTGAATACCACAATCGGTGGACAGTTGAATGTCTACAATATACCTGTTGAACGCAGGGCATATGCAACAAATGGTTACAATAAAAACATGACAGAAAAGGACA